AAGCAAAACCTTCTGCCATTACAGGAAATCTAAGGTAAGATTTACCCGCCCAAACTATTTCACCACTCGCATCAAGATTTGATCCTGCATGAAATCTGTAAATATTATTTTCATTATTAGACGAAGGGTGACCAGCATTTGTTCCATGTAAACTTGTATCTAACTGAAGAACAAACAATTCAATAATTGCAGAAGGGTTTATAGGCTGTAAATCACTAAAAACAGCACTAAGAGCTACGTATTGAATATCATTATCATAAACTGTGATATAACGGGTTTCCCCGTTTATTGTTTCTTTAATGGCTTTAGGCCAGTTTGGTTCAGAAGTTCCTGTCGTTCCAGCTACAGTTACCTTAAAAAATAACCCAGCTACTCGTTTACTTTCTGTAGGGACAACTATTGTATTTACGGATAAAGAAGCACCAGCAGACCATACAGTTGTACTCAAGGTTCAAACACCTCCCTAAATGTGGCCTGTATTGTTGCCCTGTTTAAATATGGAATTGATTTAGACCATTGTTCGCAGACAAATTTAGAAGAACTCGCTTCTCCTGGTGGTTGAAAATCAAAACTGGCAGTATCATTTGCTCTTGCATCTAAAAACTCTTCAATCTTTGCTGCATCTGCCTGACTTTTATTAAAAGTAAAATTAAATATTTTTGGGTTTTGATGTTCAGGTAATCCAAATAAAACTCTGTGTTCATATCCATCAGCAAAACGAACTATTCTAGTATTTGGTGCTGATCTTT